TTGCCTCTAAGCCTTTAGCAAACTTATGTGCAGTATCGCCCATAGCGGTTACTTCTAGCTCATCAAATGATTGGTTAATAGTTACGGCAGTAACATACGCTGATAGATCAACGCTGTTTAGCGTAACGGATACGCCATTGTTTAAAAATATGGCCATGATTACTCCTTGTCTTTCTCTTTAGTAGGGGTTGGTGCGGGTACTTTGTCGATCTGGCCTATCTTGATTAAGAAGGCTAAGTTCTCTGCATCTGTACTCATTTTAACTCCAGCTCGTTAGGATTGTGATAGTTAGTTCAGCAGTTAATAAATCTCCACTTGCCACACTAGCAATAGCTGGAGCGGAGACACTTGATATGTTTAAAGCCAAGTTACTGGCTGCAGTTAATTTAGTTACAACGCCTGAGATCATATCCTCGATACCAGCTAGGTTGCCTTGATTGTCTAGGGCAGGTACGGCCATTAGGATCTTAAAGGTTGCTAAAGGTGAGATGTTAATATAAGGATCATTGTTAGGTGCTAGGTAAGGATCACCGGGCAACACGACCACGCTATTAGGGATCAGCGTTGCAGGTGGGTAACTAAAAGTATTCCAGACACCAGTATTAGTAATCGCGGTGGCTATTGTTGTCCTAAGTGTAGTGATTGCTACTGCCATTAGCCGACCATAGTGTTAGGGCTTGAGTAAGGTGCTATGAGACCTCTCACTCTGTTTATAAGCTGGTAGCCCATAGCATATCGGTTGGGGCTCATGCCATCCATACCGTTGCCACCGTTCTGAGACACTTGACGTGCTTGGAAAATATCAACGGCAATTATCATGGCTGCTTGGTTTACTGCTGGTGTTATATTGTATGCAGCTGTTTTATAGCCAGGGCCAGTAGCTGTGCCGTATGGCAAAATGCGATGAAATGGATCATCACTAGCTGTCTTTGCAAATTGTATAACTTGAAAACCATTAGGGTATGAACTAAATGCGTAAGCACTCCAGAATGCAGTTGTCATGGATGTTGGTACTGTGCTACCAGGATATGAACCTGTAAGAGTATAGGTGCCGTTATATGTTGAACCGCAAGCGGCAAGAGTCACGCTTTGTCCAGTTACAAATATGCCGGGATTGGCAAGCACAACAGTAGCAACGTTATTGCTAAGACTTGCACCTGCTACTGGTGCTGTGTTAAACCATAGGTAAGAGTTAAGTAAATCCTCTGAAGTTTGACATATGCTTTCTAAATCGGCATCAGAGTAGAGCGTGCCTATACCAAGATTAGATCTTAGTTGAGCAACAGTTACATAACTTGCGGTCATCTCTACTCCTTTGCTAATAGCTCCGTAGGGCTAGGGCTACTAAACCCTACGGATTACTGAATTGATCTAACTTATCAGGTTAGGTTGTAGCGTTGTAGGCCACCAGCAACAAGTGTCTTAGTTGCAAAGTATCCGTAAAGAAGTACAGAAATCTCACCAGTTGCCACTACGTTAACTGAAAGAGTTAATTTAGGTGACTCGTAGATGCAGATTGCAGATGGTGTAACAATAAATGCAGAGTCATCAATATTAGTTGAGACCATGTATGGATCGACATATAGATCCAAGCCCATTACTGAACCGCGTAATGATGTTGGTGTTGATAAACCAGATGCGTTCATTGGCTGAGATGCAGTAAAGATTGGTCGGCCAGTTGTATCTAAAGCACCGATCAAAGATGACCAAACAGAAGTACCAGCAATAAATGCGTTAGCAAGTTGTCCGGTTGCTGCAAATACAGCTGGGGCAGCTTGTGCTACATATGCTTGGTATCCTGCAATTGTTGCAGCTTGTGTTGATGATTGTGTGCCGCCGGATACGATTTCAGCAATTACCGCTGAGTCAGATGCCTTAGCATAAGCACGTAAGCAATTCTCATACATCGCTGCATAGAATGATGGGTCTGAGCGATCAAGTAACTCTGTTGACATGATTTGAGTACCAGCTAATTTAACAACAGTTGCGTTAACATAACTTGATACGACCTGTGTAGCAGCAGTTGATCCACCCTCTGCAACAGTTGAGATAGTTGCATTAGTTGTGATCTTAGGATGAGCAATTGTCATACCTGATGGAGATAGCGCACGTGCGCCACCTAGTGCATCAATAGTTGGTCGTACCATAAGTGAGGTATCGATAACTGTTGGGCTGTATTGAACCGGAGAAAATGCAGGATTTGTACTGAACGAATCGTTAGCTGCTTCGATCTTTAGAGCTGCGGCATCTGCTGCCTTTACCCATAGACCTGATTCATGGTTACCCATTGTGGCTTTAACAGTATGCTCTAAGTATTGAGCTTGTGTCTTAATTGGTGAGCGTGGCTCTGTATAAAATGCAGCACTTATTGTAGGGCGTGCGGCTTCTACTGGAGCAACCTCTGCCGGTGTTACAGTTGGCTCTGGAGTTGTATCCAAGATAGCCTCACTTTCCGTAGTAGTTGATGTTGCATCTGCTTCGCCTTCGCTAGCAGCAACTTTAGTTACGTTCGCATTAGCAAACGCTGGTGTTTCGACAAGGCTGACCTCTTTTAAGGTAGCAGCTGTGACTAATAAATAATCTTTCTTTTGATCTGATGCAGTTACTTCTACGCCTACAGATAAGCCATCAATTAACTGCTCGCCAGCAAGGATTAACGCATCCTGACCTTGCATGCTGGCACTAATTTTAAAACTAGCGTAAATGCCATCCTCTGCTTTATTGAATTTCTGCATACGGCCAATAGGCTTATCGGTCTTATGTTGCATTAGCATTTTAATTTTGCCGGGATCACCAATTGCGATGGAGTCTTTAGCAAAGACAACTGCGCCAACTGAGGTATTGCCTACCTCGTTATACGGCACAATTTTGCCAGCGATAACTCTGCGCTCTGTGTCTGAGCTTTCAATTGAACTACTGAAGGTTAGTAACATTACCACTCTCATTTCCATATGGGGTTAGATCTTCCATGCCCTTAGCTTGCTCTACATCGATTAAGCCAAGTTGTAACATTTTCTCTATTGCTGCAAGTCTTTGCATTGTATCGGCACGTAAGAATGACTCCTCTACTGCAAATCTAACTTCATTACCTCTAGTTGTAATATCATCCATGCTAAGACGTGTCTCGATTGCACAGATAAATGGTTGTAGAGAATATGCCACAAATTCTTTACGACCATCGATAATGTTTTGATATGTCATTGAATTATTCATGTCTGCGCTAATCATGTATGCCGGTACATTCATCGCTCTGGCTATTTGCGTTGCTAAATACTGTGATGCTTCGTTATACATCATGTCTTTAGGGCTATATCCAACAGTTTCATAAGATAGTGTGCTAGTCAGATAAGCAGTTGATCTAGCAGCTCTACTTGCTTTCCATGTTGCTAATAATCCTTGTACGTGATCTTCTGGCAGATCTGCGCCGGTATTTTTTAGGTATCCAGTAGCCATTGGAGTTTGTGCTGCTACCGCTGATGCTCTTTCAATATCTAATGCTGATTGTATTGTGCGACCAGCAGTTTGTAATACACCTTGATTTAATCCTTGAAAGGTAACAAGTGATCCAACGCCTGACATTGGTAATGTGCTACCGTCTAAATTGTAATAAAGCACTTCTGTATTTCTGTTATTAAATATTGGAGTAACGCGGTTATTATCTACCCATTCAAATCTTGCAGGGCGTAAATCATCTGCATATACTTCGGTAATTTTCCAATAAGCAACACCATAGAATATAAGGCTATCTATTGTTGCAGATAATGTTACAGCTCTAGGTTGCCTAATATCTGGCTGCTCTAACCAAACTGGTGATCCTAATTCCTCGCCAGTTTTTTTATTGTAAAGTTCTAATGGCATATAACTAATTACATCTGCAATTAAGTTACGGCATCTTGCAACAGCTGGTACTTGCATAGCCAAAGATCTATCTATTGGTGAATAACCATAACCTGATCCGATACTGCCTGGGCCATAACCAAAGCTCTGCATAACGGCAGGGGCGTATTGCGCTTTTACGGATTTGTTATTAGATGTAATTCCCAAAGCAGACAATAGACCCATATAGGTACTTTATACCACAAATAGGACATAAGGTGCAAATTAGGCAAATATAGCGGCGGTGCGTTGCGGCTTTGTTAATTCTGATACGACCATAGCAAGGGAGATAGCAGCTGTAACATCACCGGCTGACTTACGCCTTATTATGCGCCAAGATGCATCGTTTGTCTTTGCAGCACAATTATTTAGATGTTGTACCAAATCCTCTTGACCAGAGTGAACTAATCTGTTATTGGCCATAGCATCTGATAAGTCGCTGCATGCTTGGTAGAAGGCTTGACCCGATACATCTTGCATACGCCATCCGCTTTGCTCTAACTTTGTCGCTAATGTTTGCGTGGCGTAATGATCGAAACAAATAACAGTAGGCCGATATTTTTTAGCCCATTCGTTTATATCACTAGCCATCTTGACTTCATCTATCGCAATTTCACTAGACCACAGCTGCATTAACCCGACCGCGATTTTGCCATCTTTTATTTGTCCTGCTACTAACGCACCGGATCTGCGAGTAGGGGCAATATCAAATGCCATAATAGTTGCCGGGCCAATAGGTATCTCTAGTGTTGAGTCGCTACATGCCTCGATCGAACCATATACCCAGGGGCTGACAGCTGAATCAATCCATTGGCATAACATCTCTGTGCGAGTAGCTTCTATGGTGTTTGTATTAACTGACTCCTCTAATGTTTGCTCGGTTACAAAGTATCCTAAAGCTGGA